AGCTGGACCCAAGAAAAACGTATGGCGCGGATTACTTTGATGCGTTCAACGTTATCCTTGCAGAGAGTTTCCATACGCTATTCGAGAACCACATCAACAATAAGCTTGAACTAGCTGATATCGGCGCTCGTGCTGTGGTTGGTGACAAGAGGTTTAGCGAGCAGGAAATCAAAGAACTGCGCCAGGCAGACGACGATAGTTCTGGAAACAAAGATGTTAAGCAGACAGATCGCTATTCGTCTTTTGCAGTTGGCTGGGCAACTCGTCCCAAGTTCGCAAAGAGCAATGGTGGATTTGATACACAGAGCCTTGCTGGATTTATGGCAGAATGTCTTAGCAAAAAAGATATCGCCAAGCTGGGTGGGGCAGAAGGCGCACTTGCCGCTAAATTCGTTGATCGGCTAGTTATGCCGCTTGACGCCAAACGTTTCAAGACGAGCAAAGAATCAAACGTACCAATCCTTGGTTTGGTGATGAACCGGGCTGTTTGGGCGTATGGCCGTATTACGCAAGGGCAAAACATCGCTACACTTAATCGAATTCTCGCCGACAATGCGGCAACTGGCAAGCCAGGCCTCCCCAGGACACTTGAGCAAGTAACTGTTCGAGTTCGTGCCTTCGTTGACCCACTGGTTACTGCCGTATCTCTTTCAAAAGGAGCTCAGGTTGATACTCGATACAAGTGTCTGCTACGGGCATTTGGTCGTATCGTCGGCGAGTACGACAACTACGAAGATTGGGAGCTAGACGTAATCGCCTATATGGGGTCATCCAGGCAAGAAGCCGAGAGAAACATCTCTGAGCAGGGAACTCTTTCTGCAGAACAGAAAAAGATGATGTTCGATATTATCGACCAGAGTGCCCGGTCTGATCAGCTTGCATGGAGAATCCCTCCAGCCGCACTCCCAGAACTAGAGCAAATTGGCAAAAAGATGGGCTCGGTTGGCGAAATTAAGAACGAAGTTTTGTGGAAGACCACATTCCAGTATGCACTTCCGCAAGTCACTGAAAAGATTGGTCAGTACGCTAAAAAGGGTGTTGACGTCACCAAGCTTGTTGCACTGACCAAGAATAACGCTGCAATCAAAACCGTATGGCAAATCCACATTGCTGAGCTATTGGGCCCAGCTGGCATCGTTGAAAAAACCGACGAAGAAAAGTACAGCATCGCTGTCACTGCCCTAGGAATGGTGCTTGAAGAGCATTCAAATCTACTTGTGATGTCTGAACCAGAGGCTGCCGTAGAAGTAGCTGAAGTCAAGGCTGAATCAGCGCAACTCAAGGAAGATAGCGAGGAGGCCGACATCGTAACTGACGCGGACGACAATCAATTCGGTCGCTCAGGAACAGATCTCCAGGCAACACTGCAAGAGCTTTCTTCCAAGAGTGACAACCTTCAAGTTATAATTGCTGCCGCGAAAGCTGCCGCGCCTGACTTTGATGACGTCATTCTTGACGAAGACGAGGACAAAGAAGCCTATTTTGAAAAGATTTTCTCAAGAACGTCTCTTCTAAAGACTCCGGCCGGCATTGATTATATCCTTAGTGTATACCGTAGCAAAATCAATACCCTGTCTCTAGCTGAATCGGTCCCCGCCGCAGTAGCAAAAGAACTAGATAAAGCTCTTGACTTGACAAAAAAGACGCTTATCTCAAAGATGCCTGTAGTGGCTCCAACGATCCACGCAGAAGTCATGCAGGAAATTGACAGGACGCTGGCGACAATCAAGACGGAAGCCAGCAGCCGTGCTCGTGCCGCAGAACAACTTATGCCGTCTGTTGAGCGGGTTGTTGCTGCTGCAGAAATCCAGAAGTCAACCGCCCATATGGCCTCAATTCAGCGTATGATTTTTGCTGCTGCGGAAATTGTTATGTCGAGAGCTCCAGTCCTTCCAAAGGCGGCTCGATACAAAATGGCGATTGAGGGATTCATTTCATTCAGCGAAGACAAGGTTCGTAATTGGAATGCTGCACTTCTTGCAGACAAGACGATCTCGGCTTATGTTAAGTTTGACGAAGATCTGCGTCGCACAGGCTCATCCCTGGATGTAGCCGGGGAGGCCGTTGTTCGTGGCCAGTTCAAAGACGAAGGAGATGTGGTTTTCGCCACCGATCCAACGATCAAAAAGCTTTTTGCTGCGCGCACCGCAGTAATTGACAAGATGAAGATGATGGACGGGCTAAAGGCTCAGTTGGCAGAAACTTCTGATGCTGAAATCGACCAATTCCACGATCAACTGGCCAAGGCAGAAGAGGAGTTTGGTGTAGCGCAAAAGAAGAACATAGGAGTAGACGAAGAAGAGGTTCTTACGGTCGAGGACGAAGAGATAGACGACACAGAGGACTATGATAGTGATGTCGTCATCGAAGAGGATGATCTCGATACCCTTGATAGTGCTGATGCCGAAGAAGTGTTTGAGCTTGACGCAGAGGGTCGCCCCCTCTCTGACAAAGAAATGTCAGGCAGAAGGGACGAGCTTAAGGTACTTAAGTCAAGCATCATGGGCGTGCGCGCTATTCTTGCGAGATTCAAGATCATCGGCACCCGGGCTGAGACCTCAGGTCACACGTCTGGAGACGTATTCTTGTACTTTGGTACCGAAATCCTTAATCGCATCCAAAAAGCCATTGATGATCCAGACTTTCTGACGAAAAACACAGAAGCACACATGAAGGAAATGGCAAAAGTCATGTCTGACATGCGGCAGTATTTTGCCAGCAAGACTGGAACGATGCACCCATTGACTCCCGAAGAAGAAGAAACTTTGACGTCTAAGACAATAGAAGACGTTCAAGGCTTCTTGGTTCAATTTGGCGAAATTCTTGATCGACCCATTGATCGTCCGAAGGCCAAAGATGTTGCCCCTGTCGCGGCAGATTCTGCAGAGACGGCCCCCGCCAAATCAGTTCGTAGAACTGAACCAGGAGCAGCTAAGTCGAAAGACCTCGTGCCTGTGGGGAGCACCCTAGAGCAGAAGCTGAACGCGGAGATTGCGTCTGTACTCAGCTTGCTGAATGGCGCAATTGAGTCAGAACAGGCAACTGGTGGTCGACTCAACGTGCTACAGAATGCAATCAAGATGATCTCAGCGTTCGATGCATCCAATCGAGACTTCTCAGCGAAAGCTGACCTAGCGACTCTGATTAAGTTTGTTGAATCAAGCGCTTTGTTTGCAACTGACCAAGAGCATGACACATTTGCTCCTTCAGGGTTCCAGGCCTTTATCGACAAGCTAAAAGGTAAGGGCTTTGTACTCAAGGAAGATCCTGTTTTTGATGCTGCTGCGAAACCAGCCGCAGATCTACCAGTTCTCTCAAAGGAACATAGCCAGATGACCACTGTTCTGAAAGAACTGGTCACTGCCGTGTCGCAGATTCATCCTTTTCACAAGTTTGTGACCGAGGCTTCCGACAAGACCAATAAAGAGGAAGTTAAAATTGCCGCCAAGCAGTTCCTAGCGACCCTCTCATCGCTTGAGAGTGCCGCGCTTGAATTAAATGGACTGTTTGGGTATATGGACCAGGCGCACTCATACGAGGGTGCCGAGGCAAAGCACATTGCGACAATCAACGAGATGATCTCAAGAATAAGCCAGTTGGCAGAAGACGGAATTGAGGCGATCTCTTCTGATGCAGTTGACGGATTCGTTGTAGACAAGAAAAATCTTGACTCTCTTCGGCGGGTAGAAGATATAACAAAGAGAATTGTGAGACCATTAAAGGAAAAGGTTGCGAAGGCGTCCGCACCAAATCCAACAGTGATAAAGACCAGCGATGGCTGGCTGCTCGGATGAGCAAACGGGGCCCGAAAGGGCCCTTTTCTTTTGGCGCAGCCGAGTTTCAAAAATGAAATGAGACAGTATGCAGTTAGATTTTAGTCCAAAGCTTACAGAGAAAGATAACGTCTACACTGTAGACATTTCCGTCCCAGCGAAGGAGGTGACAAATCTTCGGGACAAGATGTACGCCGAGATGGCAAAGGTAGCAGAATTGCCCGGCTTTCGAGCTGGCAAGGTTCCTGTTGAAGTAATCAAGCAAAAGTATGCCAGGCAAGTCAATGAAGAGCTGTCACAAGACTTGACCGCTCACCTAGCGGTGCTTTCGGCCAAGCAGCTACAGATTTCTGCTGGCTTTAGGCCCCGCATTGCACCCGCATCGCTACCAAATGGCACGAGAAGCTGGATTGGCAAGTTCAATCTTAGCGGAGATTTCCTTGTTACACTAGTAAGTGCCGTGCCTCCTCCAGTCACAGTCAATACTGACTTTGAAATTCACATCGAACCACCAAATATTTCAGAAGATGTTGACGAGCAAATCCATCACTTGCGGCATGACCTGGTTGTCAGGACTGCGAAGACTGAACCTGCCACCAAGTCAGACGAAGTTGTTTGCTCAATCAAGGTAACTGATGAGCTAACCGGCCTTGAGGAAGTTCCCCTGCGCGTAGAGCGGTTTCCATTTTCTTTCGATCTAAAGTCCCACAGCATGATGAGTGATGCTCTAGCAGAGCGCCTTGAGGGTGTTGTTGCTGGTCAAGATCTTGTCTTTTCAGAAGGCGACTATCGCTTTGATATTCATATTGATGCCGTTCACTCAAAGGTCCTCCCAGAGCTAACGGATGAGTTCGCCGTGTCGGTCGGTTTTGAAAATATTGCCGACTTGCGCCATAATATCGAGCAAGAGTGGGTTGCCAAGAATGCCATGCGTTTTAAGAATGCGGCGCATGGTACGGTTCGCAAGGCTCTATTGGCTGCGAACCCTTTCGAGATCCCGGCCGACTGGATCGAGGTAAATTTTCAAGCGCTCCGTAAGCGTCTGGGTAATTTGGCCGAACAACTAGGGATGAGCGAAGGGTCGATGAGAGCAGAAGCGGAGACATTCGCCGCAACAGACTACCTGCTCGAACTCATTAATGAGCAGCATCGCAACGAAACAGATTTGACCGAATCCGACATTAATAACTATGCCGCGGAGGAGGTGAGCAACCCGGCGCACACCCCAGAAGATTTTCTTGCTGGAGTAATCGGAAACGGTCAATACCAATACTGGCTTGAGTCAGTCAAAAAGAAAAAAGCCCTAGACTGGCTACTGGTCAAGAACAACAAGAAAGTGCAGGATTAAGATGGATAAGACGACGATTAATGCAACGATTTCAGGGTTCCGCGTACGCAAGTTTGATTCAACTGAGGGCAAGAAGGAAGAGCAGCTAGGTATGCTTAAGCTGGCCTTGATTGCCGATAAGGAAGACCTGAAGGTTAATGATAGCCTTGGCCAGCTCACCATTGGTGACCTGATCTCCGCGCTCACGATCCATCAATCGAGCCGTGATGAGGTAGAGATTTCTCTGAACTTCTCAGTCCCCACTGAGCTTGCTAAGAAGATTCTTGATGCTCGCCGAGTACAGCCCTGACCGGCTCTCCAGAGCAAATCTCTGGAGATACCTTGACTCAGCCAATCGCATCAGTAAAGTTTAGCAAGACAACGCCATGTCCTAGTTGCCGTGACTATCTTTATAAGTTGCCATTCGCTGTAGATTTAGCCCTAGCAGAGCATTTGGCTCCGCTGGGGTTTCTTCTTTACCCCTTGGATAAATTCCGAGTATTTATCATTCGCACAGACGCGATTGTGATTGACTCGATGCTTGGCCGACCTGAACTAAGAGTTCGCTTTCTAAAAGACTCAGTAGCGATGTCGGCACTTTTCAAAGCCTGCCTATCGGGCTGGATACAACACCATGGAGCGGTCGCCGAATTTACGGCCGCATGAGGCTGCATGCAAAAATTCGTAAATCTTCACGGGCACACACTTGGTTCAGTCCTTGATGCGATTATATCTCCAGAAGAACTCATGGCTCAGGCCGCCAAGATGGGGTTCTCAGCTATTGCCGTAACCGACCACGGCAACATGTCCCAGATTTGGGCAGCCTACAAATCCTCAAAAAAGCACAACGTACGACTGATTCCAGGCAACGAGATTTATTTTGTTGAAGATCTGGTGGATCCCAAAGCCAAGCGCAGGCATCTTGTCCTGCTTGCTTCAAATGCGACAGGCTACAAAAATCTGTGCAGAGTGACCTATGAGGGTTTTCTTAATTCGGTCACAGTGATGGGCCGTCAATTTCCGCGCGTAGACGCAGCAATCCTAAAGAAATACTCAGAAGGCATTTTTGCGACGTCGGCTTGTGGCGGCAGCATTATTGCCGCACATCTTTATGCCGGTGATACAGATGGGGCAGATCGTCATGCAAAGATTTTTCACGATATCTACGGAGATCGATTCTATATTGAACTCCAGCCACATACTCTGTCGAGAGGCACATTCGACCAAGTCCAGCTAAATGGAATGCTCAAGTCATTGGCGGAGAGACTTGGTATCAAAATGGTCGCCACCTGTGACTCACATTATCTGACTGCCGAGGATGAGAAGTTCCACGACATGGTGTTGGCGATCTCTTCCGGCAAGCCGCTCTCTGACGTCTCCAGGCACCGCTACGTGAGCAGTTTGCCCTGCACCGTGTGTGCGGGCGCGGGCGGCTCTTGCGCGGACTGTGGAGGCACTGGGATCGGCGAGATCGTTCCTTGCCCTGAATTCTACCTAAAGACTGAGGACCAGATTCGCACCTTCTTCACAGAGCAATACTCTGCGGAATTTGCGGAACAACTGATCGACAATACCGCCTATATTGCCTCTCAATGTGAGGCTCCAACTTATCTTGAGCCAGATGGAGAGCGACTCGCCAAATTCGACATGAAAATGATTGCTGGCTGCAGTGATGCGGCAGAATTTGAAGAATGGGTAGGCCAGAAGCCAGCCCGTCAAGAAATTCCTGTCGATAATGCGTTCCTACGGTTTCGTGTTGCAAAGCGGTACAGAGAATACACTGCTAAATTCACAAAGAAACTTCAGAAGGAATACTGGGAGAGGATTGAGCTTGAACTCGATATCCTTGAGGCCAGAGGCTTCTGCAGCTATATGCTGATGGTTGCTGATACGCTTGAATGGGCGATGAACAACGACATTTGGATTGGTATTGCCCGTGGCTCAGCCGGTTCAAGCCTGATTGCATTCTTTCTTGGAATTCACAAACTTGACCCGATGCCACATGGGCTAATTTTTGAGCGGTTCCAGAACAAAGAACGCAAACAGTGCCCTGATATCGATACCGATATCCTTTCATCTGGCCGCGGGCGAGTGATCGCCTATATGCGGGAGCGGTGGGGAGACGAGTACACGGCTCAAATCACCAACGTAAATAGAATTACCCCCAAGGTTGCGATCAAAGATATCTCTAAATCACTTGAGATTGGATCCTCTCGCTCTGAGAGTTTTGCTCTTGCAGACCGTATTACGAAGCAGATTCCTCTCAAGGTCACGAAAGAGGACGGCAAGACAATCGAGATTAATACGCTTGCACTCGCCAGGCAATATTCTCCACCTTTGGACGAATTCTTTTCGTCGTACCCAGAGGTAGAGAACTATGCTGAAAAAATAGTTGGATTGCCACGTAGCTGGGGCGTTCATGCTGGTGGCGTCGTTATCTCAGACAGGCCTTTGCCAGACTTTGTTCCTTTGCGTAGGGATAACGAGGGCGTCATCAGCGTACACTACGACAAGTATGCGACTGAAGAGATTGGATTGATTAAGATCGATATGCTTGGACTCGACACAATCGACGTCCTGCGTGAAACTTATCTTTCGGCAAACCGCTGCGGAACAAAACTGCCCAAATTTTGGGAGATTGATGAAACCGACCAAGCAGTATATCGCATGATATCGGCTGGCGATGTGCTTGGTTTGTTTCAGCTTGAAGGCGGAACACTAGCTAAACTTTGCAAGCCCGTTCAACCCAAATGCATCGAGGATATTTCTTTGATTAACGCTCTAGGCAGGCCTGGTATTGACAAGAAGAAGCGCCAGCAGTTCATTCAGCGTCGCGCGGGTCATGAGCCAATCGAGTATGCTCATCCAGAGCTTGAGAGTATTGCAAAATCAACCATGGGCATCTCCGTCTATGACGAGGATCTTCTTAAAATCGCCTCTCACATCGCCGGTTGGAGTCTTTCTGAGGCCGACGGGCTTCGCAAGTTAACAAAACTAAAGGAGAAGGGCGCAGACCTAGCAGAGAAACTCGAAAAGAAATTCGTTTCTGACGCAGAAGCGCATGGCGTGGTTAATCGAAAAGACGCTCAAATGATTTGGGACGTCGTCATTGCTGACTATGCAAAATATGGTTTCTGCCTGTCTGCGGACCAGCTGGTCGCAACATCGAGTGGGAATAAAAAAATAAGTGAGCTCACTATGTCTGATAAAGTCGCATGGAGAGATAGCGCCGGGGTTGTGAGGTACAATGAGCCGATTGATGTTTGGTGCTCTGGTGAAAAAGAGGTGCTTGAGGTGACTCTTGAGGATGGCACAACAATTAGAGGAACTGCTGATCATCGTTTTCTATATGATGGCGAGTGGGTCTCTCTAGGGAAATTGATTGAGATTGGTGAGATGGAAGTGGGTCAATGAAGTTAAAAATACAGTCCGTTAAGAGCCTAGGAACCCAGGCCGTTTGGGATATCCAGATGCCTGTTGAGCCTCATTTTCTGCTACCTGGTGTCAGTGGAGATATTGTGGCACATAATTGCCACGCTCACAGCGTGGGGTACGCCAAGATGGGGTATGCAACTGCATACTACAAATATTACGCAAGGGCGCATTTCCTCTGCTCGTACATGAATCAAGAGACTTCTAAAAAGGTGCCAGGTACGGCAGAATACATCACTACAATCAAGAAGGAAATTCTTGCCAGTGGCATCGCACTTAAGGCCTGTGACATAAACTACAGTGGTCCTCTGTATAGGACGACCGACAGCAAGACAATTGTGACAGGATTAAACGCAATCAAAGGCCTCGGCCCTGCTGCATCCTCGCATATCTTTGCCAATCAGCCCTATAGCTGCTTTGCAGACTTTATTTATCGCTCCCCTGGTGCAGTCAATAAGTCGGCAATTATCGCACTCGCTAAGGCTGGCGCGTTTGATTCTTGGAATATTTCAAGAAAGTGGTTTGTTGATACATTTAGTGATGAGAAGAAGGGAAAGAAGCTCCGCGATAAAATCAACAAACTTGGCGACAAGCTTGCTGAAAAGTCTCCTGACCAAGACACTCGCATTTTTGATTGGTCGGGATATGTTTATGATGACGTACCTGAGCTAATGACTGTAGAATACTCTCGCAGAGAATTACTTATGCATGAGAGAGTCACTCTTGGCGAGTTCGTCACTGGCTCAGCAGAAGAAGTTTATAGCAACTTCTTCAAGAATAAAGCGCCGATTATGAAGGCGGACTTGGCTAGGATGCAGGACTTTGCAAAAGTTACGATTGAAGGTCTGCTTTTGTCCGCCAACTCCATGAAAGTAAAGACAGGGAAGAGCGCAGGCAAAGACATGGGTAGAATAACAATCGAATCTCTTAAGAAAGAGGATTTCGAGGTATCTGTTTGGGCCGATGATTGGGGATCTATAAAGGACTCGCTAAAAGAAGGCCTTCCTATTGTGGTAAATTGTAATGTCAAAAGGTATAACGGCGAGCCCGGACTTTCGCTCGTAAAGATAGAAAAAATCTGGAAGGACTCATGAATTGTGCAGCCTGTCGAATCGAAATCTCACCCAACTTTATCGCCGCCATCAAGGACAATCGCTGCCCTGCCTGTGGGCAAAAGTGCCTATCTGACGAGGACTACGGGGCTATCTTTAACGTAGTCTCAAGCATCTTGAGTGTCGTTCCTGAGCTTGGAGAGGACGCCACAGTAAAGATTGCCACCGCGATGCATGGGAAATTTGATATCTTTCCAAAGGGAGTCGTTGTAGATGGGTACGCCGTCAAGGAGATTGTCTATGTCTCCACAGCGGCCCCAGGTCGCATGGCCCCTCCTGCGCAATCTCACTACACCCCAAGGCATGACATGAGCCAGCCAATGGCTCCTCCTGCTAGGCTTTCTGCTCAGCAGATGGAAAAGGCTCGCAGCCTTGCTTCTGTCATCGAAGAAATGGAGCGAGAAGATGCCGATGATGGTATTGTTAACTTTGCCTCAGATGGTGACCTGCGCAGGATGGAGGCAGAACGTCTTGCTGCCCAAAAGATGGAGCGAATGCGCGCTAATAATGCAGGAATCAAGTGAGCGCTTGGAAGAAACGACTTGTTTGCAACGTCAACATATACTGCACAGATGTCGACGAACAAGCAATCATACAAATGTTTTCCAAGAATGGATTTAACGACGCAAGGGCGGTATTGATTACCGATTTTGATGGTATGATTGTACGGCCTCCTGGCGTCACTGCGACATCTAATTTAACGTGGGGAGATATGTGGGTCATTCAAAATCTTATGATCCTACAAAGAATGGTGCAGGCTGATCAGCTCCGTAAACGCGTCGAACAGCAAGTAGCCGATGTCGCTGTTGCAATACAAAAACTTAAGGACCGTGGTCTCTTGTGAAAATAGAAGAATTCGTCCTACTGGACCAAAACCCGACCAAGGCCTCACTAGAAGTTCTATATAAAGATTTTGAATTCGCCATCGGACTGCACAGTTTTTGGCTAAAGTTAAATAAAATAGTGGTTCATCCCGAGTTAAATCAGTTCCAAACCATAATGCACGATTACGACATTATTTCAAAAATAGTCATGCATCTACAGTCCGACAACAATTCTAAAACATTTCGATATTGGCGCGAATCTGCTGATGAGTCGGATGCTTTTGGGTGCACTACTATGATGGAGCGACACGGCGAGCCATGGAATCTCAAGACGCATCGAGAGGTTTCGATCACCGTTGAGACAATTTATGCCCCATCGCACCGATTTGATAATGTGATGACTGAAATGGGATTCGAGTCATGTGGATTCGACCCCTACTTCCGCAACTGGAAGTTTTAAGGACACCTATGACAGATGTAGTCGAAACAAAAGAAGTTCAAGGCGGTGGTATTATGGCCACTCTTGAGAAGAAAATTCAACAAGCTACTGGATATCCAAACATGCTTATGATTCTCAGGTCTGTGTCAGAGTACACAGCCAAGATTCCTGATACAGTTAGCATGATTGCTGGTCCTACTGCGCATGAACTAGCTGCAAATTTTCTCAAGGGACATTCTCTTTGCGCAGATCTATGCGCGATTGCAGAACAGTACGAGGCAAAGTCTGCCCGAAATAAAAAGACTGCATATGCAGAGGCTTTTTTCGAGGCGATGCCAAAGTACAAAACTCAAAAAGAAAGAGAGTGCTATGCGGAGATAAACGCGCACTATCTGGAAGTGGCCGACGAACATGACCAAGCGGTAATGTTTCGTGTTCTGATTGAGAACAAGCGCGACGATCTCGAAAAGGCGCATTACTTTATGCGCAAGATCGCCGAGGCCGAAAAAGACAGCCCGTTCATGGGTTCGTCGAAGTCAAATGGCGGAGAGCCTAGAAGGTTCGAAAGCGGCAGAGTAGCAATCTAAGTTGCTGTTTTCGATGGATAAAGACAGAGTAAGACACTATTCTCATATCTGAAGTGGAATTGACCACGGGATCGTAGATCCTCGCATTACGCGCAGAACTTAACGAGAAGTATTAGGAGATAACATGACGGTAATTAGCGGACGCATTTCTTTTGAAGACAATCCTTTTCCTGAAAAGTCCACCGGAGCGAAGCTCGACGAAAACGACTTCATCCGTCTGAAAGAAGAAGGTGACTATATGGTCATGCTTCTTAGCCCCTCACCCTTTACCTACCAGGAGCATTGGACCGTCAATGCTCGTAACGAAAAGCGCAGCGTACGTTGTGCAGTTCGTAATTGCACGCTCTGCGCCGAAGCAGCTCTTGCGATTTCTGCTGGTGGTGACCAGGCTGCGAAGGATGCCTCAAAGCAGCTAGCAGCCAAGAGCAAGTTTGCTATCGAAGCTTACTTACTTGGCAAGGGTCAGGATGTACTTGGTGCGACGGTTGGTCGCCCTGGTATTCTAGAGTTCGGTCCCCAGGTATTTGGACAGATTCGTACTGTCTCAAATATGTTGAAGAAAGTTGGTGGTACGCTTGACCGCGCTCTGCTGATGATCAACCGCGACAAGCGTCGTGGTCCAACCGGGATGTACACGGTTGCGCAGATCCCAATGGCCTATAGCCTGAACAAAGCTCAGCAGGACCTGCTGACCAAGTTCCAGGAGCGTGGTTTGGATCTTGCCAAGCTGTACGAGACTCCTACCGACGAGGCCAATATGAGGCGCCTTGGTCGGATTGGTGGTGGCGAGGTCGCGGCTGCGCGTCCTGGCGCAACCATCATTGGAGCCGCTGCTCAAACGGGCGGAACCAAGTTCACCGATAGCTGGTGAATTAAATGTCAGCATCAGTAATGTGATGTAATAGCCAGGATAAAAATCCTGGCTATTTGCATTTGATGGCAGGCGTCTGCCCCAGGAGATATTTTTACTATCATACGGGTGTAAGCCGTTATATGATAATTATTTCGGGAATCTACAAGATCACAAATACAGATAATGGCAAGTGCTATATCGGATCGGCCGTCAATGTTCAGAGGCGGTTTTGTGAGCATAGATGCAAGTTGAACAAGAAAAATCACTGTAACGGATACCTGCAGGCGTCCTGGGAGAAACACGGAGAAACTAAGTTTAAATTTGAAATCATTGAGGAGGTTGCAGATAAAAATGACCTCGTCAAACGCGAGCAATTTTATTTAGATTCGTTCAAATCCTATGATGGGAAGCACGGGTATAATCTATGTGTTGCTGCAGGATCGCAGCTAGGCATGGTTCGTTCTGACCAAACGAAAGCAAAAATAAGTGCCTCCTTGGTGGGTAGACCTGTTTCTGACAAAACGAAAACAAAAATAAGTGTCTCCAAGAGGGGTAGGGTTGCTTCTGACGAAACAAGGGCGAAAATGAGTGCCTCCGCGATGGGCAAGGTCATTTCTGACGAGACGAGGGCGAAAATGAGTAAGCGCGCAATCCACACCGGAAAAGGGTACTACTTCGACAAGAAGCATCAGCGCTGGGTGGGACGTTTTAATCTTTCAGGCGGGAAGTTCATGATTAAAAAATTCCACACAGAAGCAGCGGCGGCAGCATGGGTATCAGAGATGAGGGTATCAGCGTCAGTAATGTGATGTAATATCTAGAATGAAGATTTTGGCTTTAGATATTTCTAGCAAGAACACTGGATGGGCGATCCTCACCGACGGAACGGTGGTGGCAACCGGAGATATCCCAGGACACCCCGACTCCCCCCATAGTGCAAAACTACACAACTACAGAAATGTAGTTGATGCACTGATTAAAGAGCACCTGCCTGACCTTATTGCAATCGAAGACTCTTGGTCTGGCAAGAATAAACTTGTTTTCAAAATTCTATCATATTATCACGGCGTGACTCTTGAGTTATGTGGGGGCGCGTCAATACCCACGATGATCATGATGCCCAGTCGATTTCGAAGGATTGTGGGCGCCCAGCACAACGTAAAGTTGAATTTTTCTGACCGCGAGGCAGCCAAGCTGGCAACAAGTTCTCTTGCAAAGGGACTCGGATGGGTTGCTCAGGACGCCTCAGAAGACGTTTGCGACGCTTCAGCTATCGGAATGGCGGCATCGATCTGGCAGTCAAAATACACAGAGTCTCTAGCGGCCACAAAGATTGCGAACCCGAAGATCAGAAGTGAAAAGCGACTGAATGTTCTGGCTGATGAATTGACCGAAAAACATTTCAAGTTACTGGAGAAAGCAAATGAAAAGTCCGTGGGACGTACTAGAGATTGAGCCAGGTTCTTCACCAGAAGAAGCAAAAAAAGCGTTTAAAAAACTTGCTCTGAAATATCATCCAGACAGGAATCCTGGCGATGCCGCGGCAGAAGAAAAGTTTAAAGAGATCAATGCGGCTCATGAGGCAATCGCATCTGGGAAGGTAAACCAGCAGACTTCAGATCCTGGGTTCAACATGGATGAAATCAATGATTTCTTTGCAGGTGGATTCCGGCAGCAGCAGGTCCATCGCAGCACCATCCATGCCACACTGACGTTCAAAGAGTATTGTCTTGGAGCAAGTCGCACTTTCTCCGTACAAATTCCATCAAAGTGCGCTCCCTGCCAGGGAGTCGGCGCGAAGCCTGGTGATTTTGATATTTGCGCAGCCTGTAACGGAGCAGGGAGCCGAACACAGCGCCATGGCGGCATGGTTGTGAGTCTTGGCAGTTGTCCAGCCTGCAGGGGCAAGGGGAAAACGATTAAAACTCCCTGCAGTTCTTGCGATGGAAGGGGTGAAGTGTTTTCGTCGGAAACTATTTCCGTAAATATTCCGCCAATGCCGCAGCCATCTATGCTGCTCAATGTACAAAACCGACTACATGTACAACTAACTCTTGATGTCTCAAAGCCTGACGCAGATTTCAGACTGTATGGCACAAATGTGCACTCCTCGATAGAGATTAGTCTTGCGGATGCCTTGTTCGGAGTCAATGTTGACGTCGAAACAATTCATGGGACGAAGAAGATGAAGGTTCCACCCATGGACAAGGGATACATCGAACTAAGGCTGAAGGGGCAAGGAGCGGGTCGCCCAACAGGCGATCATATCATTGAATGCACAGTGATTTTTCCTGAATCTGACGACGACAGACTCAAAATCAAAAACTTGCTTTCTGGAGAAACCAACTCCTGAATCTAGCCTAAAGACGCTGTAAACTACCTCTATCCAACAGAGGTGTTTGTACTATGGCTAACGATGCTGCTTCTTTCTTGAAATCCTTCAATAAAACTTTCGGCGCTGAAACTGCGCGTCTTTCATCTGAAAAGCGTCAGATTAAAATTGACTCTATTGAGTTCCCGGCTGTGTCACTCGGTGATGCAAGCCATTTCTGGGGCCTGCCGATGGGCATGATCTCTCAGTTCCATGGCCCTGAGGGCTCAGGTAAGACATTCTTTGCTATGCTTATGGTCAAGCAAGCCCAAAAGAAGTTCCCTGATTCAAACGTTGTTTGGTTTGACGCAGAATACTCTTTCCAAGAGAAGTGGGCGGAACGTCTCGGAATCGATCTTACGCGCCTCATTCTTATCCAAGAAAACAATGCTGATAAGATCTTTACCATGATGTGTGGTCGTACCAACGATAATGGCAAGTATGTTGACGAAGGTATCATGCAGCATATCGCCGCTGGTGAACTTGACTGCAAGCTTGTTGTGCTTGATAGTATTGCGACAATGATTTACCCACTCGAAGAAAATCGTGGATTTGGCGAGCACGAAATGGCTGCTGCCTCACGATTCTTGCATAAGGCAATGCGTCGCACCTTGCCGCTGGTTGCTGCGACGAACACAGCCTTTCTTTGTATTAACCAAGCTCGTGAGAAGATTGGTGAAAAGTTCCCAACCCTAACCTATCCAGGTGGTCGTCCTTATCGCCACGCGATTTCGCTAGCAGTATTATTCCGCCCCTCAACCGCCAAAGATGGTACGCTTGCGGACTTGGCCGAACACAAGAGTGGGCACCGCATCAATGCGACCGTTGAAAAGACTCGTGGTGGTCCCGACAAGTGGAAGTGTGAGTTCTGGCTTGACTTTACCAAGGGCGTCGTAAATCGTGGCGCTGAGTTGGCCGCACTGGCTGCTGCCTATGATATCGTTAAGCGGCCAAATAATGTCTCATGGGAGTATGGCGAGATGAAGGTGAAGGGCAAGGATAATTTTGCCGCTGCTCTGGAGGCCGATGAACCACTTATGGCAAAGCTGATGGGCGAAATCCGTGCAGCCAAAGAGCTAGGCTCAGAGCGTCCTGCGGACTTTGGTCTTGAAGATGATGGAGTCATCAGCGACTTTGAAGAGGGTGGCGATGACACTGGTAGCGTAATTTCAGGCGGTGGAATGTGAAGACAAATTGTCAGACTTGCAAAAAAACATCAGTAAACTTGCTGCATAGAGAGTCTGGCACCGTTTATTGCACGAACTGTGGCTCTCAAATGACGCTGAGTTTGTTGATTATCAATCAGCTATCAAAAGCTGGTTTGTTTCTCCCAAATGAAGTGCTCACTGAAGCTCCGAAGCCAAGGGTTCACACGCCACAGAGCGTTCAGGCGGCTTCACAGCAGGCGGCTCGGCGTACCCAAGGCACGGGCCCACAGGATCCGTTTGCTGCAGCAGCGGCCCGCAGAGAACGGATGCAAGGCAACCTTGACTCAAGTGCCAGCAGTGGTACAGACAGCGATGGTCGGCCTGGATTTAGGTCGGGCAAGAGAATTAGCCGTGAGCAGGCAGCAGAGGAAAAAGAAGCGATCCGAGCCTCTTTACGAGCCCAAGTCGACAATGCCTATGAGCCGATCACTGAAAACTCGACACCGCCAAGTCTTCAGGCCGACCTATCGAAACACGGAATTGACCTAGATCGGATCGAAAGCGAATTTGACCCAGATTAGTCTGTTGATTTTAAAGGAAGGGTAGAAGGGGGCACAAAGGTGCCCCTTTTCTTATGAACAAAATGCTTGATACAGTCATTGATTTATGTCATCAGTCAATCTGGACTGATCCAGAGGTAATGCCGTATATAAAGGCACGCGGACTCACCGACGAGACAATTCGCAGCTGGAAGCTTGGAGCATTTCCAGAAAACATAAATCTTCTGTTTCAGCTTTACACAAAAATCTCGTCAGAAAAGAATTCTGGATACATTGTCAGGCGAGTCGACCAGTATTTAGAGTCTCCATTCCTGAAGAATCGTTTTATCATTCCTGTCAACTCCACATACGGGGATGCAGATGCGATCATTGGCCGAGCAACAATCGCCGGTGATTTGATTAAGGCGGCGGATTTTCCAAAATACTACAATACGCCATACAAAAAAACGCGCTCATTGTTTGGTTTGGATAGAGCCATGCCGTTTGCGATAGCAAGTAACTGTTTGTTTATCGTGGAAGGAAACATGGATGTGATCCAGTCACACCAGGCGGGGCTATGTAATGTTGTCGCAGCTTCTTCCGCTTCCTTCAGCAGGCATCAGTTATTTTTGGCGGCACGCTATGCGTCAAACATTGTTCTTGCGTTCGATAACGATGAAGCAGGGCAGATGGCAATTGAATCAATTATGAAGAAGTATTTTGCCTTGTCAAAAAAGCTGGGAATTACATTGTCTTCATTAAAGTTTTCTGGTGGAAAAGATTTAGACGAAGTGATCGCAACAGGAGGAATCCCATGGTAACTGGTGTACTTAAATTTTATGCAGATTGGTGCGGGCCTTGCAAGGTTATGGCTCCACGGGCACAAGCAATTGCGGACCGACTGGGCATTGTATTACAGGAAATAAACATTGACGAAAATCCTGAGCTGGCAAAGCAGTACGGTGTACGATCAATCCCGTATATGATTGCTTTTAAAGACGGCGCGCTTGTGGCGGCAATGGTTGGAGCTAAAAAAGATGCCGATATTGAAGAGTTCTTTAATAAAATTGTGTAATAGCTAAAGCCAGATCTATCTGGCTTTTTCCTTGTAGTGGAGCCTATGAATCCGAAATTTCCAAAGAAAATGAATCTGACCGAGTGGCACGCACTAATTCAGGAGGAAGCAGAGCGATGGAGCGCAAGGTTGGCAGACATAGACATCCAGGTTCGTGATACACTGTTTGATGTTACGCCTGATTTGCCAACAGATCTGATGATGCTCTCAGCATTTTTCTACTCTAGCTACTTGAACCACTACATGACCTCTCTGGTTACTGACAGTCGGATTGGCATCCCTTCCGAACTACTAGCTCAGTACGCAGAGATTGCGTCGGAGGTTGCAGAGGCCGCCATTGAACAAACCTTTGGACCTCAGAGCACTCCTCTTGATCCAGACATGCTAGATCCCGAAGATCGAGTGAATATGCCAGGCGGAGACGCATAACTGTACATTTAGCTCACTTTAAAAGCGCCTTTTGGGCGCTTTTAATATTTAGGTACAGTCACACTCAACATGGCAATTGTTTTCTAAATAGGAATGGCGCGCAAATACTTTACGATCCCATTTTTGACATTTAGAGGCAGGAACCCAGCAATGGCACCGCCCGTGTCAAAGACAGCAGAGAGTCGCATCTACTATGATAGTACAGCAGAGGCCCTCATGGTCTCTAATGATGGATATACTTATCTGCCGTTGGGGACTGGCGCCATAATTGGGGCTCAAAAAGATACCTCTATCGCGACAATCGCGACCTCGCGATCTACTGAGATTTTCAATAATCAGTATGCTGGCTCCATTGAGGTTGACGGCACAGACTGGACGGGTATTGTTTTTGAGACGGTGGGCTCTGTTAGCCGTTCAGGAATTAGTCACGATATCCAGCTGTGGGACCTGGCTGCTGCATCAGAAATCGCAATGCACTCTCACACCAGTACCACAAGCACTGCAATGAGCACTCCGATTTCTGTATCTGGATCAAGAATCGTAGAAGTTAGGCAAAAACTCACTGGAGCCCCTCAGGCAGGGGATTCTGGCCTTATGGGGATTGCGCGACTTGTCCTGCAGTCCCGCTCAACAATTTTGGTCGATCCTCCTGCAAACGGAGTCGTAAACCAGTCGCCAATTACAGTGATTGGAGCAAACTACACCCCCACCGCTGATGATTCGGTGCTTCTGGTGAATGCGCTGAGTGCCCCCGTCACTATAACGCTGCCTTCGGTCAGCACCTTTGCGCAGTATTATTTCACAATAAAGAAGATAGATTCGTCCAGCAACATTGTGACGATTGCCAGCGCGAGTCTTGTTGACGGCCAGGCATCTGTCGTTTTGTCGGCAGAGGATCAAGGCGTAACTGTTCAGTCCAGTGGATCGAGCTGGTTTGTTACGAGAGACACTGGAGATCTTAGTGTTTTTGGACAAGTGACTGCGACATTTTCTGTGAACACTTTTAGTGTGACTATTTCTGTGGCCGACCCTGGCGTCTCCGCTGGATCAAGGATTGTGGCTTCTGTCTCTACAGCCCCTGGCAGGGACGCTGATGAAATGGAAAGTGCGCCCATCCTTCCATCAATATCTAACATAGTTGCTGGAGTTGGATTTGACATTGTTGTGGTGTCGCTGGACGGCGATGCAGATGGAACTTATCTAATAAACTATATAAGGAACTAAAATGAGTGGCATTTCTACAGGCAATAGCACGGCTGGCAAGGCAAACGTCGATTCTGGGCACAACTTGAACGTGGCTTTGCCACTTACGCCCGCGCAGGTAGGCTCTGTCAGATTGATGTCGGAAAATGACGCTGGAGACATTATCGGCACCCCCTCTCTGGCTAGCCCAGAGACATCGTCTGATGCGCGCCTGCGCGTCGGTATGGATACGGTTATTTTTTCCGATGAATTTACAGCGACGACTCAGAATACTGACAAGTGGAACTACACCTTTGTCACGCTTACTGCAGCCCAGCCCGGTGCCGGTACCGTCAATTTCGGGGCCGTACAGGGTACTGCTGCAACACATGGCGCATTTATGCGCACATCCCAATACTTTCCATTATTCAACACTGCGCCTCTTGCTGTCGAATTTGTTGGTGGGCAATTTAATGCCCCATTGGTCGCGGGAGAAGTGTGGCTCGCTGGCCTGGGCGCACCTGTGTCGGCGATTGCGCGTCCAACTGACGGAGCTTGGCTTAAGCTTACGACGGCAGGACTAATCGGTGTGCTCTCGTTTGGCGGAGTTGAGACAGAGACTGGCGTGCTTATTCCCTTCGGTGACATTGCCGTTGGGGGAAATGCAAAATACCTAATTGTTGCCGGAGAAAGATTCGTCCAGTTTTGGGTTGATGATATTCTGGTTGGATCCATTGACACTCCATCCGGCAATGGTTCTCCATGGCAGGGCGCGTCTGCCCCTGTCTTCATGATGAAGTACTGTACCTCGGTGGTTAGCAATACAAATACGATGAGAGTTTCTCGTGTTGGTGTGTCAATTACAGATGTATCATTTCAAAAGACAGCCGCCGACGTGGCCGCAGCACAAGGAAAGCACAGCTCAGTTGGCCAAAACGGACACACGATGGGGTCGACGGCCGCCAACTTTGGCGCGGTAATTCTGCCCACCACCGTTGCGATTGCAAACAACTCTGTTGGCGCAGCCTTCGTCGGCCTCGGTGGATTGTTTCTTACGACAACTCAAGCTACCAATATTTCGGCGACGGGCGACAATATCGCCCAAAGCTATCAAAACCCATCGCCAACCATCAACATAACCGGAAGAAATCTAATCATTACCGGCATGAGTATTTACGCAATGAATACTGGTGCAGCCGTTGCAACAACTCCTACCTCACTAATCTGGGGCCTGGCATATGGTCACAGCGCAGCTTCACTGGCCACCACAGAGACCGGGTCATTTGTTACCGCGACCACTCGCGCCCCACGAAGGATTCCTCTAGGGATGATGACTGTTCCTGTTGGGGCGGCCATCGGGGCATGCTATGACACTGAGATTGTTCGTCAGTTTGTGGCTCCAGTTGTCGTTCACCCAGGAGAATTTTTTGCGACAACTGTCCGATTTCGTATTGGGACCGCGACCGCATCACAAGAATTGTGCTACACAATCGGATTTGAAGGCTACTGGGAGTAACTTGGGCTTCGGCCTGAGGCCTGGTAGTACTCTGGAGTATCGGCAATGACACTTGCATCAATAGCTGGCTTTGGAATGAGAGCCTACAACACAAATCTCGGTCGCTATGTCTATTGGCAATCAGACTACTCTCCTGATTTTACAGGCGTGTCGTCCATCTATAATCCAGTTGATCTGACCGACATCATCTTGATTGGGCCACCAGAGGTTGATGGGTACTTTTCTCTAGGGGGATCTGCTCTTCTCAATGTCGGCACTACCGCAGGCACGGTGGCTGGTGGTGACTTGCCACAACTTCGCCTTGGAAAGCTTGTGCTTGGTAGTGATACATTCACGGTCGACTTTTCTTTGGCTCGTTTACAGACCAGGTCCGCAGTTGGAGCGGTAACAATCACCTTGTCCAATCTTGCTGTTGACGCAGGTGTCAGCGTGCATGTGTTAAATACAACCGGGGCACCCATTGCGGTAACTGTTACACCGACGGTGCGTTGGTTCACGGCAGCACCATTAACGTTGGCAGCAGGAAAATTGGGAATACTTTCTATGATATCTGATGGAACAACCGAGGCGGAAGTTGTCGCAACATGGGCGGCTGAAATATGAGCGATTCTTCGTCCAGCATCTGCCAGCTTGGGCATTTTGCGGTAAATCACTCTATGAAGAATTCTGGAATTTATTTAATTCGAAACACTGTGACCGGCAAGGTTTATGTGGGTAGCTCCGTGGACATTAAGGCAAGGTGGATCAGGCATCGGGCTATGTTGAGAGGGAATCGGCATCATTCTTCAAAACTGCAAAACTCATGGAATAAACATGGGAAAAATGCATTTAAGTTTGAAGTGATTGAGCCAGTGGCCAATGTGCTGCACCTAACTGCTATAGAGCAGACATTTTTAGATTACCATAAGGCTGTGGAATGTGGATATAACATTTGCACCTGTACAAATAGCGTACTTGGGCGAAAGCATACCGACAAAACGAGGGCTAAGATGTCAGCATCCAGGGCCGGGATTGTTCTCTCAGAAGAATCAAGGGCAAAAATCTCAAAAACCCTAACAGGGCACGCTATCTCGACAGATACTCGCGAAAAGATATCCAAGACCTTGACGGGACGAGTTGTACCTAAAGAGGAGTGCGCAAAAATGTCAGAGGCACAGCAGAGAATGGCCCAGAGCTGCCGGGCATATTTCTTTTCTACCTCTAGAAACAGATGGATTGCAAGACTACCTCACCAGGGGAAAAAACTCCAACTTGGCTCCTTTTTGACTGAAGAGGAAGCGATTGAGCGCGTAAAGCAGCACAGGGACTCGTTGATTCCTATTATCCAGCCGGAGGTAGAATGAATCGAGACATACGAGACCCCGGGTTTTTAGCCAGCACACAATCGTCGACATTGGATTTGTCGCAGTATTATTTTTATCTTTCTATGGCAGATCAACTCGGAGGGCCGTCACTGTTGCCCAGCGGCGTGACAATAAACGGAATTACCGAAGAACCGATCATACTTCTCAGGGCTTCAGATGCCACAACAACTTCTTGGGAGAATAGGGGCAGCCTGGGCGGAACTCTAACTGCCGTCAATATCAGGCCCGAAGACCTCGGTCACGACACACCTTTCACCGACGGCTCCACTGCTGTACGGTTTCACTCTGTAGCTGGTGGCACTCGCCGCTACTACCAAGCACCTGACTCAGCGTGGGGGGATATAGATACGGAAGATTTTTATTTCGAGGCTATTTACTCTAGAGATATGCCGGTTGCGATTACCAGTACGCTGGATGCCTGTGTAATGATAAAGAGAAATCTGGGTTCGTCTGTGGCAGCCGGGTATACGCTAGCATCTGGAGCGGCCACTTCTTTTTCATTTGGATCAAGAAATTTAGGTGATGCCGCATTGCGGACTCTAACGGCGACAACTACCGCTCGTAGTTGGTGTCATCAGTCAGGCTTTTTGGACGCTGACGATCTCACTTCGGAGGGACTAAGGCATTATGTTGGCAGCCAATCGGGGGCAAATATAGCTCGCGCAGCTACTGGCACGATGACAAATGATCGCATTGCTACAATCGGGGACTCGCAAGTGGCGGGTCACTCCAATGCCCTCGAAGTAAACTTTAAGTTAGTTTATCTAGCTATCTACAAGCGAGCCAACTGGCTTCCAGGTGGAGCCACAAACAACACTGAGGTCTCAGCCCTAATCCGCCAACGACAAATGGTACTGGCTGGAATGGTTCCTCAGAAGGGCACTACCACACCTCTTACGTCTACGTGGAGCTACCATCAGTCACAACGGGTAATAGACGGCCTCGTACACAACTACTCGTGTGGCACTGGATTTCCTTGCCCTAATGAGTCTATTTTGGCCTCAACGGGTCTGCCAGTAAAAAATCAAGAATTTAATACAGCCACCGCAGGCCTGGCACTAACAGAAACATTTGCTGGTTTCGGTAAAACAAACACAACTACTACCGCAAGCCTAATAGACGTGCCACAAAATCCTACGCAAGGTGTCAGTGGACAAGGCATTAGTTTTATGGGTGACGTAGGCACATCAGTTAAAACAGCTAGTATTAACGTTGTGACACTATCCGCTGTTGCGCGCAGATGCCTATGGCAAGTTTACTTTAAAGGAAATACGGCACCGTACTTCTATATGAAATGTCCTGATTCCACTAGCGGCACCAGTCGATGGGCTTGGTATAATTGCGCTACCGGTGCAACTACGCTGGGGGCAGGAGCTGTCGCCGTTAAAGTTCAAGCTTGTCAAGATGGATGGTTCCGCGCTCAGTTAACATTCCAAGTTGCGATTGTTGGGGTTGCAGTTACCACAGATTTGGAGATTGGGTTCTCAGATACTGACACTGGATTCGATTTAACTTCGGATGGTACGACAATTGATGGATGGGCGTGGGGTATTTATTATACTTTCATAACAAGTGCCATTGCAACTTATCCATCTCAATTCTTTCCGTATTCTTCTAATACAGGAAACGCTACTGGTCCCCTCATCGCATTTGCTGGAGCAGACGTAACTGCTGCGCCCTATACCTTGTGGGCAGAGATGTTCAGTAGAGATCGGGTGCCAAATGCATCTGCAGTCAACCAGGGGCTTCTCAGCTACGATACTGATCTGAATAACTATAATCAGCTGTACGTAGCCAATTCAGCTGTTAGCCAGCAAATAATAAGCAGCTCGACTATCGCTGGAGCAGCACAGTGGGGTATTTCTGGTTCGCCAGTTACAACATCAGGCGTCAATAATGCTTCAGACGGCGGATTCGTACGGTCAGCAGCGAGCTGCGATACAAATGACATAGATTTGTATGCAAATGACGGAACGCTGTTAGGCACTGATGCGGTTGCTACGGTACCTACAGGTCTTACAAAAATTAAAGTAGGGCAAACAAGAATTGGTGGCGTAGAAGGACGCGGATATCAAATTTCCGCTTGCGGTGTAAAAATGGGCACGTCCTCGGATAGCTCTGGGCCCACCTGAGGAAACCATATGACGAAAATATCTGGTATTTACACCATCAAAAGCCCAAAGGAGCAATATGATTGATTGCAGGCAAATGACACTCACAACAGAAACCGTCACACACCTTTTGACTTTGGCCAAAAGACATACGCCACCAATCCCTCTATTGGTCGAAGAGGCTCAACTGGGCGGTTTAACTGTGGCTGACGTTATCATCGACACAGTAACTTTTAAATATATTGGGGCTGTGCCGGTTACCACATTAGCAACAGTGGTGCCTCCGGTACGACCAGGGTCTGTTCCAGTTGCACCACCACAGCCATTCCATGAAGCAAAAACGGCCAGAGCCGTAATGCTTCAAAATGAAATAAGGTCTTATGTGGACGTTTATCTACCAATCACTGAGCGCGAAGGACTGGCCGCACTACTACAAAAAGTTACCATGATGCGAATGGCCGCGCTGCCCGTCAATGAAACGGCTGCCGCCTCACTCATGGAAGCTCTTACTTGGGTAGAAAATGCAATGATTATGGGTGGCGACATTGCCGCCGCTTGTCAGCTCTGCACGACAAAACCGGAGCTTCTTGCTCTCAGCGTAAACCTGGAGTCGCTAGGGGAGCCCCCTATAATAAATGCGGGCCAAATTGCAAAAGCATTGAGGTGATTTCTGATCAACAAATTGATGGTTCTGGTGGGTGGCGTTTTGTCTTGCACGTTTTTTCTGCTATGTATCGCATTCATTGAACGGCATGTGCCGATCCCACATGATCCTTTAGATTCTGTCTTTTTGCTTCATTCTGATGGTGGAATCTGCACATCTTTTTTGGCAAATGGCGCGACAGAGAAATTGAAAGATAGCGCGTCAAAAAAATACGTCTATACTGCAGCGCATTGTATCTCTCAAGATATGACGCTGGAGGACCGACATGGAAGGGTTAGTCTTCCAGTTCTTGAGTATCTAGATAAAGATAGTGACCTCGCTATACTCACCGTCGAAGGAATTGAGTCGCCAGAGTTGCGATGGGGGAAGCATCCGTCGAACAATGACGCTGTGACTGTGGTCGGTTACTTGGCCGACGTATCCCCTGTTCCAGTAGTTCAGCCGCTTCGTGTTGCTTTTTCAACTACAGAAAATGGAAAAACAGGGCCAATCCTTCAGGTCCACACAATTGGGTCGCCGATTTGGCCAGGAACAAGTGGAGGGCCCTTGCTGAATGGCAACGGAGAGGTTGTCGGAATTGCATTGTCAACAGGAGCCTATTTATTCGGAGAAACTCCGGTTGTCAGGGAGTTGGGTTGTTTTGGCATGTTTGCTGGCACAGAATAACACTTATACAATTCAGACAAAAAAAGCGGCTAAGGCCGCTTTCTGTCTTTTGTCCTTTGTGGATTATGGATCTAGCCAGTCAAATAACTCTTTGACGTCGTAGTGATCTCTCATGCCAAGACCAGGTACGTCATCTTTTCCATCAAAAAGCATGGCCCTGCCTTCCTGTTTATTTTCAAAACCAAAAAGCTTATTCACAATCTCTACTGCAAACTTTTGCGTGATATGAGTAATCTTGTCGCCCGCTCTGGCCGCATCAATGTCGTCTTGTGATAGCTGAGTGACCAGCTCAGAATCCTGAGCGTCTAGCCCTCGGAGTAGGCCGTCCAGCTCATCGGCGGCGGTCTTTAGGCCAAGTCGGTCGGCATCATCGGCTAGGTCTGCGAGTCTAGAGGCTAAGTTTTTCATAAGTTAATCCCGATGATTTGATAGACCCTAGACTGCTTCTGCAAACAAGTCTCTATTGATTAAGTCTGAAATGTATTTTATCACGAGAAAGCCATGACCAAGTGAGGCTTTTTCGCTATTCAATATGTAGTCGAACGATCCTTTATGTTCATCATAGACATCAAAATCCCAAATCCAAACAACAGGCTCTTTTTCGATCACTTCGATCAGCATTTCTATTTCTGGCCAGCAAAATCGTTGAAGTTTTTGAAAGTACAGTGGAAGATAAATCTTTTTACGACTCTCTATCCAGTTCATTTTTCCTAGTTGTGGCGTTATGTACGAGAACTCTGGAATCGCACCTTTCCCAACTGGATAGCGAATGCCTTGTTTGTTTTCATAACCCGCCCGGCGCCACTGATCCCACTCGGGAAAAGAATCTTGCCCAGGCCACTTGCGACTGTATTGCCAGCCATTTTCAACATTCCATATCTTGTGCCCATATAGTTCCAGCTGACTCTCGTTGGAGATCATTGGACTAAATGCCTTCCCGAAATCCCTAGAAACAGAGGTGACATTGACGCAAGTCTCGCCTTTGGGCGGCCTAAGTTTTGGCCCACAGAATTTTATCATTTAGTCTTTCTTTTTAGATAATCTTGTCTCAGATACCCAGGTGAGGAATCTTTTAATTAGAGATGGTGGTCGACGCCACACATAAGTGTAGTCGCACCCGGGAACTCCGATTAGATTAAGACTAATTGCCTCAATTATTCGGCTCTTAGTTCCCTCGTCAATGCTCTCCAGTGGCCTCTGTTTGTCTGAGTTTGTCATTTCAGGCCCAGCGCCCTTTTCTCAGCAGGCGTAAGCTTCGATAGCGCTGAGTGCTTGGCCTCGGCTGTCTCTTTCTTTTGAGCTGCTTTTTGACCTCAACCAACCTACACATCTCAAGGGTGAACGCGCTTTCTTTCATAACTTACTCCATTGGGCGACCTACGAGACTAGCTTTTTTTTCCGACATCGGCGCACATATTTTCGTTTTTCTTGCAATACTCGCCCCGCAAATGTAATCTTGCTGGTAACCCATAGGAGTAGTATGTCTAAGTCAAGTAGTTCTCAGTATTTATATCGCGAAGTCGTTGTCGATCCAGTTATTCTTGCAACCGTTTATCTCGGTGATGCAAAATTCCACATTCATGAGGTTGAACTCAAGGAAGAATTTAAGGAATTACAGGACGCGCTTGTTGTCCGCGTTATGGACGTAATTCAAACGCAGCTTACGGAAAGACAGCGTGAAGTTATGATCAAAACGTATATTGAGGGGAGGACTCAAATGGAGGTCGCTGATCTGCTAGGGGTATGTCAGACGACAGTACATAAAATCATCAGTGGGAATATTGACTACAGTAATGGAGGAAGAAGGTACGGCGGGGCACTTAAGAAAATTCGCCGTCTCTGTGAAACTGATCAGGAAATCAAAGACATACTCGGTCGTATGGAGGAGATCAAGGGACTTTTAAGCGAGATCTGATTTTGTGAACTGTGGTTTGACTGTAAGCCTGCCTCCAAGAAGGTGTATTGTTCCCACTGTTGATCCTTCGTCCAATATAAATTCGCTGCACACTAGTCTACTCAACTCGAACAATTCGAGCAAATAGGAGTAGGTTAATGAGACAGATTGGAAATTTAAACAACATGGTTTTTGATGGATTTGAGATCATCAAGCAGGGAAAAACGGACGGCAGAAATGTTTTGTGGACATGTCGCTGCAGATTTTGCGGAGAGATTTGTGATGGACTTAGAAAAGCGTACATAGAGCGACCTAGCGAGCTAGGAATCCCTGCTGGCTGCAAGTCTTGCCGGTGGAAGCGTGGAGCAGCTCCTATGATAGGTAAAAAGATAGGTACTCTCCTTTGTGATTCTGTTTCTCCAGAGTCACATGGAAACATCAGAGTCCAACTTGACGTAACCTGTGATTGCGGGAATACCTTCAAGGTCTTCAAGATAGACTTCGAGAAAAACAAGTGTTCATGCCCCGTTTGCTCAGAAAAGGGAGTGTGAGGTGTGACTACTTTCAAAGACCTTTCTGGTCAAACAATCGCCAGTATGAAATTGACTTCTTTTGATCGCTGCGAAGGTGGAAAATCTTACTGGAATTGCATTTGTTCTGGATGCGGCAAGGCGTGCCAGCAAACAGCTAATCACTTGAAGGAGGCAGAGAAGAAAGGAAAAATCTCTTATTGTTCTCTTTCGTGTGGGTATCGAACAGATGCTAGAAAAGATGTTGGCAAGACATTCAATGAGCTTACTGTTTTGAGAATCAACGAAGAGAGGTCTATCACAGATAGAATTATTGTTGTTGATGCGCAATGTGCCTGTGGGGCAATTCGCTCAGAATCACTTACCAAAATACGCAGAGGCTTTGCAAAAGCCTGCTCGGCCACATGTAAGTCTATGCGTGACTACAAGATCGAAATCGGCAAGAAGCACGGGATGCTCACCATTCAAAGTGTTGGATTTCCTGCCTTCGGAGAGAAATACTCAGGAGAGATCGTCTTTCGCTGTAGTTGTGATTGTGGAGGGAGCCATTCTGCTGCTGCGAGAAAAGTTTTAATTGGAGATGTCTCTAGTTGCGGATGTGCCCTGGATCAATACCGAGCAGATTTTAATGGTGCCAACAATCCAAACTGGAAAAATGGCGCTACTGACGCCTCTCAGATAGCTCGCAGTAGTCAGGCTTATTATGACTGGCGAAAGAGCGTCTGTGAAAGGGATCAGATGACTTGCCAGCATTGCAGATTTGTCGGCCCGAAGGACGGCTCAGGAATGAACGCGCACCACAAATATAATTTTAGCACACATGAGGACATCAGATACAGTGTGGATAATGGTGTTACGTTTTGTCGCAGCTGTCATATTGATTTTCATGCAAAGTATACAAACTTCAAGAATACACCTGAGCAGGTCGAGGAATTCATTTCGACATATCCCAGCACCCAACACTCACCTAGTTCTGATCCCACGTCCTGAGCGGCGACCTGGAGAAAAGCTGGGCGCTGCGGGTGGATTCAGTACTGATTCTTTGACTTTGATTGAGGCGGCCTGTTCTTTTAGGTCTCGGATTGTTGCTTCGATCTGCGGAGATAGTAGGCCTTTTGACTTAAAGACTTGAATTGCCTGTTCTAGCAGAGGGATCGCCTCATCGATAGCCCGAAGATATGGGCTTGGTGATTTAGTGGCGATTTTTACCAATGGGAAGCTGTTCATGATTAACGCGCAATTTATTCTTAGAGTTGCCTACGGATCCACTAATCATGCACTAAAATGTGGCTATCTTTGTCTGGAGTCGCATGTTCCCACTCATCAAAATTGCAATCGACCAGCAGTCTGCGTGGCAAAGCGTCCGCAGTAAGCCCAGTGATTTGCGTGGAGCGATCTGGAGCACAATGGGTATGGACCCAGGGAATGCTTCATTGTTTCCTTCCGTTGATGGCGGCACTCTTTGGGATTCATTCCTTGGGGAAGTTGAAAATTCCTTGCCTGGTGGGATAACCGATGATCAAACTGGGGCGGCGATTCTTTTCGCAAAAAAGCTACTGCTAGACGGAGTGTCATTGTCTGCAGGTTCTCTCCCTAGGCTTGCGTTCAAAAATCAGTCTGGCGACATCCAAGAGGTTCTACATTACTTCTTTTCGATTCAGCCCTATATCCGACTCTATAATCAGGCAAATCAGACAAAACTAGAGTCTGATCTATTCAAGGTCAAGGGGCTTGCGGAGCTACGCAGTACAATTTCTTTTGTCCGCCCATTTGCGGATGCCGCTCAGCGCAGACAGCAAGGCGCAAAGTATCTTGAAAAGATAAAAGAAAGTTCTGATGGAGAGACTCGTGTTGTGCAGAGAGGAAGGGATACTGCTGGCACACCCACAGACTCTAAGTCTGACCTTGTTGACGGAAGGGTTGTCGAGTCGGAGTGGACCGTTGTAGTTCCAAAAAGTCATGACTCTGCTTGTTTTTGGGGCAAGGACACAAAGTGGTGCACATCGACTCCTGAAAACTCAGTGAATTTCGACACATACTCTTCGAAGGGAGATCTTTATGTCTTCATCAATCACCGGACTGGGAGTCGGTATCAGTTCCACTACGATGCCGCCCAATTTATGGACGTCCACGACAAACCTGTCAAAGACTTAGATTTACTCGATGGGCTGCACGCCCTCCTGAAGAACAAAGACAATATTCCTCACAGCGCTCCTTATCTTGAGGTTCAAAAAAAGACACTTGGAAAAGCTACGCCCATAGGAAAAGAAGATAGCCACGGCATCATTCATTCCGTTCAGGTAGGGGATGGCATCTCTCCTACCGCATACAATCAGAGCACAGGTGAATTAATTTGGACAAAAGATGGGCACAAGCACCGAGATGGCGGGCCTGCCTCCGTTACGTCGACATCTATCGAATACTGGAAAAACGGAATTCAGACGCGGGAAGACGGCCCTTTTGTCATTGATTTTTCAAAATACAATAGTATCGTCAGACTTCATTTTGAAGACCGGCTTGTGATGGAGGATGACTACATTATTTCTCTACTTCCCGCGCCTGGTCGGGTTATCGAGATTGGAGACGATGTAGTTATTGAAAATGGGGGAGTGATCGCATTTTCTCCTGATGGCGAAATATATTATGGATTCAAAGCCAGCGACGAGGATGAAAAAGAGGGGCTTCTTGCAGCAACAATACTGGTGACTCGTGCCCAGCGTGCCATACTCCTTCCAATAAAGAAGAAACTTCAGGCAGAGATTAACAAGTATCACGCAGAGGCGATTGCAATTTCTGACGCCGAGATTGAGCGATGGAAGGACTGGGCAAAGGCTGAGGCGGCTGCAAAAACAAAAAAAGCTTCAGCAGAGATTAGACTGGTTCTTTGCTAGCCACCATCAATACCATATCAAAGGTTTGGTCGCAACCGCAAATGTGGTTGTATATCTACCAACTCCTTTGGTAATTCTAACGTCCTTCATTTGATTCATTATGCTTGTAGTTGGAACCTGAGCCCATTGCCCAATAGACATTGGAGACGTGCTGTTATAAATGCTAGCGGTTCCTATGTTGTGAGTGCTGCCAGCCTGCACTCCGTCTTTAAACATGCGCAAATCAGCGCCATTTCTAGACACTGCCCAGTGATGCCATTGAGTATCTGTTGAGAATGGGAATGCTACCGCTTCGATCCATGTAGATCCATCTGTGGTATAGTAAAGATAAACATAGGCGGCGTTGTAGACCGATAAAAACAACACAGAAAAATCAGTGCCTGATACATTTCCTTGGTGAAACATTGTTGGATACGTGTACGCAACCGCCCCGTACAAAAACCACCCTTCCAAAGTGAAATCTCCAGAGCCAAAATTAAAACATTCTGCGTCTGGGGCAGTCAAATGAGAGTCATAAGAGCTACTTGCGTAATAGACTGTAGTGCTAGGGAACAGTGGCGGCGACGCAGTTGTTATAAAGACAGGGTTGCCATACTTTGTTAAGGTGTGTGCATATTTAGATACATCGACAAAGTTGGATGCCACATGTTCTCCCTGCATTGGCAACAGCAATGAAACATTATCAAAATATGGGTCACCGGTCGCTGAAACAAATCCAACAGCGGGAGCGTAGAATTGTCCATTGCCCATGGTTGGAACGAGATATCCTGGTGCGTAATCAGGGAATGCGGTTGTTACGCTCCTAACGGTAGTCAGGTCTGCGAGTATTGAATTTCTTCCGTTGCCGACGCCCAAGTTAAATGGTATGCCTCCGAGTATATTCGGGCCAAATCCGTTGGTCGGCATATCTGTTTTGTAGTAAACACCGAAAGTTGTTATGCTGGCGGCAGATCGGACGCTAGCGATCCAATACAACCCATTTGTAAGAGTGATCGCTGGACCAGTCGCAACTGTCGACATTTGGCCTGTGTTTGCAGGCATACTTGTTACGCCAAAATCTTTAACCAGAAATCTTGGAAAAACATCATGCTCCTCCACAGGGGCACAATCATATATGGCTAGCCTTGCTATGCCTCCAGACGTATATCCCGAAAATGATTTAACCATTAGAGTGAGCTGAGTGATTGTGAGCCCTTCTGTTCCAACAAAAAAGGGTTGCATCACCATCTTGGTGGGGTCCCAGTTCCAGGCGCTAACAGTCGGGTTTGGCTCAACAGCTACGACTCCAGCCGAAAGTGGCCGAAATGCATTTAAACCACTTGATCCATATATGTGAACGTAATCCGTTATTTGCATGCGTCCCTCCTTATCTTCTTGAAATCGAATAGACTTCTGCGGCAGTCAAAGCTCTATTCCAATAGCCGACGTTTGAGATCAGACCATTCATAGGCTGTCCGTAGTCATAATAAGTTCCGATATTTACGGTGTTGTACGTATTGTTGAGCGGGACAGTGGAGGCAGTACTGGCCGACAAAGCGCCATCTACGTATATCTTCAGACTGATTTGGTCGTAAGTCGCCACAAAATGATGCCATGCGAGCGAAGATATTGCTGTCCCTGCTGTCACAATAACAGCGGCTGTGTTCATCATCACGCGAACCGTGTTGGTCGGGACAAATTCCAAATTCCAATCGCCATTGACGCTAGACAGATTGCCTTTTTCGATGATGCCTTTGTTGAAGTTGTCTGCATTTAAATAAACCCAAACCGATACTGAGAATCCAGTAGGCAGCCCAGCTAAGGATATATTGCTTCCCATGTTTGGAATCGCGGATACCGCCACTTGATAGGCCTGAGTTCCCGAGTACAGTCCAGCGGGGAATACTGGACTTCCACCTGATGTTCCATTATTTGG